ACGTACACCGTCACCGGGCGCCCGATGCGCAACCCCCAGGGCGCTCCGGTCACCTTCGAGGTGAGGGCGCGCTCGAAGTCTCAGGCCGGGCGGGAGGCCCTGCGCCAGCGCCCAGGGCTCAAGGTCACGTCCATCGCGCGCAAGCACACGGAGGTATCGCCGTGACCAGCCCCGTCAAGTCCTTCGAGAAGGGCGTGCGCGAGCTCACCCGCCGCTTCGGGCTCATCCCCAACATCGTGCTGCGCACGACCATCTCGTCCGAGCGCTCGGAGCTCGAACTCGTGGAGGGCGACAAGGTCGTCGCGCGCCTGGTGGTGCATCACGTGACACAGGCCCCGGCCGTGCGCCCGGAGCAGCGAGCGCTTCCGGGCGTCCCGCTGTCCACCACGGCCCCGCCCCCCGTGCCGACGCAACCGACCGGGCGAGAGCGCGCGCTCGACCGCTGGGAGGTCTTCGTCCCGCTCGCCGTCTGGCAGGAGAAGGGGACACGGAAGCTCCTCCTCGCGGCGAAGGGTCAGGAGCTCGAAGGGAAGTGGCACCCGCGCGTCGCGCACTACGTGACGGACGTCGCCGGGATCGTGGCCTCGAAGCTCCACAGGATCGGCCTCCGTCACAGCGTCCCCATGCAGCTCGTGCGACTCCGGGAGGGCACAACCCTGACGGCCGAACGGGTCACGGTGTGGGGGGAAGAAACAGAGACGGTCGACGTGTACGTCCATCATCCGGGTGACCCGCGCGCGGCCGTGCCGTGGGCGGAGTGGACGGACGTCGTCGGGGGCGCGTCCTGGCACGCGGTGATCTCTCAACGTGATGTTCCCCGCATGGAGGAGCACCTCACGGGCGCGGGCATCAAGAGCATCGTCGACGGCTTCCTCGTGCCTCCCCAAGACGACGACTCGCTCGCGGACATCGCCCAAAGCCTCGACCTCGCGCTCTTCTGGGGCGAGGCCCCGCCCCCGCCGCCCGAGGTGCAGGCCGCGGCGACGGCCGCCGTCGTCGCGAAGATCGGGGGTGGCCCGTGAGCGCCGCCCGAGACTTCGACGTGAGCGTCGACGCCATCGTGCCGCGGCGTCGCCCTCGCGTGCGCAAGCACACCATCTCCATCAAGCGCCTCGCCAAGCGCGACCTCGAAGCGGGACGGCGCGCGTGTCCGCCCGAAGAGACCGCGCTCTACGACCGTCCGGTCACGCGCGCCGACTGCGACCCGTGCGGGTACGGCGAGCACGCGCAGCGGCCGTGCCCGCACATCTCGTGCAAGCACCACCTGTACCTCGACGTGAACGACCGCGCGGGGTCGATCACGCTCAACTTCCCCGACAAGGAGGTGTGGGAGCTCGCAGAGAGCTGCGCCCTCGACATCGCTGACCGCGGAGGGGATGGGGACTACGGAGGTGCCTCGCTCGAAGAGGTGGGCGTCGTCATGAACCTCACCCGCGAGCGTGCCCGTCAGCTCGAACTCCGCGGCCTCGCGAAGCTCGAAGCCGCACTCGCGGAGACCAGGGTCAACCTCGCGGACTTCCTCGACACGGCTGCGCCCGTCTCGGACGAAGAACCCGAGGGAGGCATCACCCTCGACGAGATGGAGGTGGAGTTCGGGCAGGCGCTCCAAGGGGCGGCGGCCGGGGGGCCGACGGAGCCATGAGCGCCGACCTCCTGCGCCTCGCGCAACGCCTCGATGACGGCGTGCGCGCGCTCGGACGCGAGCTGCACGCTTCACTGCCCCCGCGCGACCCGCGCCACGTCGAGGTGCAGCGCATGACCGAGGAGGCCCGTCACGCCCTCATGCGGATGGTCACCGCCGCCGACCTGCACCCGCGCGCGGGGCAGACGGAGAGCGAGTCGTGAGAACGCATCGCCCTCACCGTTGCTCCGAGTGCGACCAGACGGGCCACAACGCGGCGCTGTGCCCGAGACTGCACCCCGTGCTGGCCGCGCTTCCCCCGGGCCTGCCTGCCTGGAAGCGCACCTTCGAGGCGCGGCGCCTGCTGGGGTTCTGCACGCGGTGTGGGGATCGCCCGCCCGCGCCGGGACTCAGGTGGTGCCGCGGCTGTCTCGATGACGCTGCGCTTAAGCGGAGTGCGGCATGATCGTCCTCCGACCTCACCAGGAGCGCTCCATCGCGTCCGTGCGGGCCGCGTTCCGGCGCGTCAAGCGCGTGCTCCTCGTGGCCCCCACGGGCTTCGGGAAGACGGCCACGGCCTCGACGCTCATCGCCTGGGCGGTGGCGAAGGGGCGCCGCGTGCTCTTCCTCGTGCACCGCCGAGAGATCGTGCTCGACACGTACCGGAGGCTGGTCAAGGCGGACGTCCCGTGCGGGCTCGTGATGGCCGGGCATCCGACCTCCGAGCTCTTCCAGGTGCAGGTGGCGAGCGTCCAGACCGTCGCGGCGCGGGAGCATCACCCGCCCGCCGACCTGATCGTCTGGGACGAGGCCCACCACACCGCGGCCGAGAGCTACCGCGCCATCGCGGCGCAGTACCCGGACGCGTGGCACCTCGGGCTCACGGCCACGCCCGAGCGGGCGGACGGTGTGGGCCTGCGCGACGCCTTCGACGAGCTCGTGGTCGGCGCCACCGTCCGCGAGCTTCAGACTACGGTGGACCCTGCGACGGGTCATCCCTACCTCGCTTCGTGCGACGTGATCGCGCCGCCCGAGCGACAGGACGGCATCGCGGAGGCGCCCGCCGACGCGTGGGAGCGCCTGGCCGACGGGCGCCCCACGGTCGCGTTCTGTAAGTCCGTGGCGGACTCGGAGGCGCTCCGCGACGCGCTGCTGGCGCGCGGCGTCCAGGCCCGTCACATCGACGGCAACACGAAGACGAAGGAGCGCGAGGCGTCGCTCACGGCCTTCGCCGACGGACAGGTGCAGGTGCTCTGCAACGTGTTCGTCCTGACCGAAGGGTGGGACTCCCCGCGCGCGAAGGTGTGCCTCTTGGCGCGCGGGTGCGGCGCGGTCGCGACGTTCCTCCAGATGATCGGGCGCGTCTTGCGCGCGCACAACGGGGAGCGGGCGCTCGTCATCGACCTCGCGGGCGTGGTGCATGAGCACGGGATGCCGGACGAGGATCGGGACTTCACCCTCGATGGCATCCGGCGCAAGCCCAAGGAGAAGCGCGAGTGGATCCGGCAGTGCCTCGCGTGCGGGTTCGCCGTGAAGGGCGCGCAGTCGGGCAAGCGTTGCGCGCGGTGCGGCGCCGCGTGGCCCAACACCAACGGCACCGTCGTCACCCCCGCACCCGTCGCGCCCGTGTCCAGCGCGAACGTGGTGCCGCGCGCGGAACTGCGTCGCGTCTACGAAGACCTCATCATCGAAGCTGAAACCAAAGGCTACAAGGTCGGCTGGGCCGGGCACCGCTTCAAGGCGATCTTCGGCTTCTGGCCGCGGGGGATGAACCCATGAGCGCGATGACCTACCACGCATTCCTGCACCGCAAGGCGCAGCTCGCCGACGACGGCGGCTTCGAGCCGCTCTGGCTGCCGGACTTCCTCTTCGACTTCCAGGGCGCGCTCGTCGATTGGTCGACGCGCAAGGGTCGCTCGGCGTTGTTCTCGGACTGCGGCACGGGCAAGACGCCCATGGAGCTCGTGTGGGCCGAGAACGTCGTGCGTCGTACGAACGGGCGCGTGCTCCTGCTCACCCCGCTGGCCGTGGGGGCGCAGATCGCGCGCGAGGCCGAGAAGTTCGGCGTCGAGGTCCGCCGCACGCGCGAGGGCGCGGGCGTCGCGGGACCCGGCATCTACGTCACGAACTACGAGCAGCTCCACCACTACGACGCGGAGGCATTCGTCGGCGTGGTTTGTGACGAGTCCTCGATCCTCAAGTCGTTCGACGGCGAGACGCGCAAGGGCGTCACGGAGGTCATGCGCCGACGGCCGTACCGGCTCCTCGGCACGGCCACCGCCGCGCCCAACGACTTCTTCGAGCTGGGTACCTCGTCGGAGGCGCTCGGGTACCTCGGGCACACCGACATGCTCAACCGCTTCTTCCGCAACGACCGCGGGAACGCCGACACGCACCGGGCCTGGGGTGTGGGCGGGGGCGCGACGCAGTGGCGGTTCAAGGGCCACGCCGAGGTCCCGTTCTGGCGGTGGGTGTGCTCGTGGGCGCGGGCGCTGCGGCGCCCGTCGGACCTCGGCTTCGACGACGGGCGCTTCGTGCTCCCGCGGCTCATCGAGCGCGAGCACGTCGTCAAGGCCAGCCAGCTCCGCGAGGGGATGCTCTTCGCGCTGCCCGCCGCGGGCCTCGCCGAGCGCCGCGAGGAGCGGCGCCGCACCCTGCGCGAGCGGTGCGAACGCGCCGCGTCGCTGGTGGCGGACACCGGCCACCCGGCCGTGTGTTGGGCGAGCCTCAACGACGAGGGCGACCTCCTGGAGCAGCTCATCCCCGGCGCGATCCAGGTGTCGGGCCGCGACAAGGACGACGCGAAGGAAGAGAAGTTCGAGGCGTTCGCGCGGGGGCAGGCGCGCGTCCTCGTGACGAAGCCGACGATCGGCGCGTGGGGGATGAACTGGCAGCACTGCGCGCACATGACGACGTTCGCGTCGGACTCGTTCGAGCAGGACTACCAGTGCGTGCGGCGCTTCTGGCGCTTCGGGCAGACGCGCGAGGTCGTCGTCGACCGCGTCGTGTCCGACGGCGAGGGGAGCGTCGTGGCGAACCTGCGCCGCAAGGCGGAGCAGGCGGATCGGATGTTCGACAGCCTCGTGCGGTACATGCGGGAGGGCATGGGGATCGTGCGGGGCGAGGCGTTTGACCAACCCGTGGAGGTCCCGTCGTGGCTGTAAGAGACAAAGAGATCACCGACCGATACGCGATCTACAACGGCGACTGCGTGGAGGTGATGGCCGGTTTGCCGGACGGGTGCATCGACCTGTCGATCGAGAGCCCCCCGTTCGGCGGGCTCTACCACTACTCGTCCGACGACCGCGACCTCTCGAACTGCCAGAATTACGAGGACTTCTTCGCGCACTACGAGTTCGTGGTGCGCCAGGTCTCGCGGCTCACGAGGCCCGGCCGGATGCGCGCGGTGCACTGCATGGACGTGCCCTCGGGCAACACCGGGTGCGACCACCTGCGCGACTTCCCCGGCGACATCATCCGCCTGCACGAGCGGCACGGGTGGAAGTACGTGGCGCGCTACTCCGTCTGGAAGGAGCCGCTCGGCGTCCGCAACCGGACGATGATGAAGTCGCTCGCGCACAAGACGATCGTGGAGGACTCGTCGCGCTGCTCGAACGCGGCGGCGGACTACCTCGTCGTGTTCCGGCGCGACGGCGCCAACAAGGTGCCCATCGAGCACCCCACGGGGCTCCACACGTACGCGGGCGCGCGCGCGATCCCGAAGGAGCTGCACCGCTACCGCGGCTGGACGGGCAAGCAGACGGAGAACCGCTTCTCGCACTGGATCTGGCGGCAGTACGCGAGCGCGTTCTGGGACGACGTGCGGCTCGACCGCGTGCTCCCCTTCGAGGCCGCGCGCGACGCGGACGACGAGAAGCACGTCCACCCGCTCCAGCTCGACGTGATCGAGCGCGCGATCGTGCTGTGGTCGAACCCCGGCGAGCGGGTGCTCACGCCGTTCATGGGGGTGGGGAGCGAGGTCTACGGCGCGGTGACGCTGGGGCGCCGCGGCGTGGGGATCGAGCTCAAACCCAGCTACTACAGGCAGGCGCGGCGGAATCTCGCGCGGGCTGTCGAGGTGGTCGAGCAGCCGGAGAAGCAGGCGGCGTTCGACTTCAGCGATGCCTCTTCGAACGAGACCGGCGCTCTCGGGCTCGATGACTCCGAGGAGAATGCGGGATGAAGGAGCCGCAGATTCAGGACGCGGTTCGCCTCGCGCTGGGCAAGGTCAACGACCTCGTGCTCTGGCGGAACAACGTCGGGGTCGCCCAGCACTGGAACGGCCGCGACGTGGAGGTAGTTCGCTACGGTCTGACCAACGGGAGCGCTGACCTCGTGGGCATCCTCGCCCCGTCCGGCCGTTGGTTCGCGATCGAAGTGAAGACCCCCACGGGTCGGCTCACAACCGAGCAAGCACAGTGGCTCGCCCTCGTGCGGAAGATGGGCGGCTTCGCGTGCGTCGTGACCAGCGCCGAAGAGGCCCTGGCTGCGCTCGATCGGGCGCGCGCGGGAGGGAGCGAGTAGCCATGGCGGACCGCAGGGCCATCGCCACGGAGCTGCGCACGCAACTCCATCGCGTCGCAGACCTCATCGCGGACTACATCGAGGCGGAGGGCGCCTCGCCGCGCGTCCGTCGGCGGGTCGCGAACGGCGGGGCCGTGCCTGTCGACGACGTCTCCCGCCAGTTCGCCAAGAACGAGCTCAAGCGGCGCGGTTGGCCTGGGAGCGACCCATGAGCTTCGGCCGTTCACACGCGCTCTACATCATCGCGAGCGGCCGTCGCCTGCGGAAACACGGGCTTGACGGGCCTTCGATCGACCCGAAAGCCACCGTCGAAGAGCTCGAACGCGAGCTCGCAGGGGGGGACCCGGCTCCGAGCTGGACGCCCCCGCCGCTCCCGGCGGTCACGATGCCGGATTTCTCCGCAGCGTTCGGTGGCCCCGGCCAGCGACCCGAGGTCATGCCCGATTCGCACGCACCACCCACACGCGCGGGGCCGCCCTACGTGCGGGACGAGCCGGAAGACATCGTGGTGTGCGAGTGCGGGGCGGCCGTCTCGTGGGCCGTGTACATGGACCATCACGGGTCACAGCTGAGCGTGTCCGGGTGGCGTCTCGCGGGCCCGTTCAGTCTCCGGGGCGGCACGGCGCAACGGCTCCGCGCGCTCGTGTCGACGCTCGCCATCGAGACGTCCGTCAGGTGGGTCGATCCGCGCTCGGGGCGCGTTCTTGTTCAACAACTCGAAGGTGCCGCATGAAACGTCCGAAGGTCGAAGCCACCCACCGTGAGCTGGCGCAGGCCCTTCTCGACACCTTCCGCCCGCGCATGGACGTGTACGCCGAGCGGTTCGACGATGACGCGCACGTGGCCCGCGTCAACGCCTGGATGAAAGAGAAGGGCGTCACCCGCGGCTTCGCCATCGGCGACTGGAAGCCCGCGGGCAAGAAGGGCGCGCGCAAGTCCCTCACGGTCGACGTCGTCGCCGAGCACGTCGCCGGCCGCCGCACCATCGGGTTCTACCCGCTGCACGAGGATGGCCAGGTCAACACCGTGTCGGTGGACTTCGACAACCACCGCGGCGCGAAGCTCATCGAGCGCGACCCGCGCGAAGACCTCGACCTCCTGATGACGGTGTGCCAGCGTCACGGCGTGCGCTTCCTCGCGAACCACTCGCGCGGCGGTCACGGTTACTGGCTGCACCTCCTGCCTCCGGCTGGAACGAAGGCCCGCGAGGCCCGTGCCGTGCTCGCGGCCCTCATCCGCGAGGCCGGGGTGAAATCGCTCGATCAGGGCGGCACCTTCGACGCGCTCTTCCCCAAGCAAGACACTCCGAGCGGTCGCGGGGAAGATCCTTCGGGCGGCCCGGGAAACCTCTTCTGCGTGCCCTGTAGCGCCCGGTGGATGGCTTCGGAGTCGCCCGGGACGCACTTCCTCCACACGCCCCCTGGCGAGCTCGCCGCGCAGCTCAAGCACCTCACGGAGTACGCATGACAGCCGACGGATGGCAGAGCCCGTACCGCATCGCCCCGGAGACCTGGGCCTCGCTCAAGCAAACGCTGGGGCTGACCGAGCGCGACACGGCCCCACGGCCGCGAGCTCCCGCGCGCACGTGGCAGTCGCGCCCGAAGGGCACGGCCACCGACGTCGACCCCGCGCACGCGTCGGACCCGTGGTACTTCGCGCTGCGTCGCGTCGGGCGCCTCGGGCGCGACCTGGGCGACGGACGCTTCGCGCTCCTGTGCATCAACGATCACCAGCACACGCGGCCCGACGAGAGCATCGAGAACGCCCAGGGGTCGTGCGCGCTCCTGCCTCCGACCGAGCGCTCCCGGTTCGGCCGGCCCCACTGCTCCCACGGCCACTGTCAGAACCTCACCCTCCACGATTGGGTCGTGGCGATCGGGACGGAGGTCTATGCCGACGCGCTGGCCGAGTCGATGGGGCGGCGCCACGCCGAGGGCTACCTCCTCACGGAGCGCGGGATCTTCGAGGCCAAGCGCGCGCCGCTCAAGCTGCCCAAGCGCACGACCGAGGCGACGCAGCCCGAGCCGGATGACGACGAGGGCGAGGGCCCCGGCGCCTCGCGCGACGAGCCCTTCCGGTGGCGGCCGGGCGAGCGCCTGACCAATTTCTACGCGCGCATCGTGGCCAACGTCGCGGAGCACGACGCCACGGGCGTGCGGCGCTACTACGAGATCGACGCGCGCATCGACGACCAACGCCAGCGGCTCCGCGTGCCGGTCACGGAGTACGCCTCGCTCGCGTGGGTGTCGCAGCTCGGGAGCGACGCCGTCGTCGAACCTGGGCGCGACACGAAGGACCGTGTACGCGCCGCCATCCAGTACCTCTCCCGCCCGGCCGCGAAGCGCGACGCGTTCCTGACGACGGGGTGGCGCGAGGTCGGCGGGCGACCCGTCTATCTGCACGCGGGCGGAGCGATCGGAGCCGAGACGGACGTGGAGGTGCGCGTCGATGACCCGGAGCTGGCGTGCTTCTCGTTCGGGAAGGCCCTCGAAGGGGAGGCGCTGCGCGCAGGCGTCGAGGCGTGCGCCGAGCTTCTGGCGCTCGCGCCCGAGGTGACGGTCCCGCTCTTCGGGGCGACGTGGCGCGCGCCGCTCGGGCCCTCGCCCCTGACGGTCTACGTGAGCGGCCCCACTACGAGCGGCAAGACGCTGCTCACGGCGCTGGCCCAGGCCCACTTCGGCCGGTCGTTCCACGAGCGGCGCCTCCCGGCCTCGATGAAGCGCCACACAGCCGCGTGGGTGAACGCGGCGCGCGCCGTCGTGGGCGACGCGCTCTTCGCCGTCGATGACTTCCTCATCATGGGCACGGCCGAAGACCTGCGCCTGACGGAGAAGCTCGACATGATCGCGCGCGCCCAATACAACGGCTCGGGCGCCCGCCGGCTCGCGCGCGACGGGTCGATGGGGCGAGGGGAGGCGGCGCCCCGCTCCCTGCTCGTGGTCACGGGCGAGGTGCTCCCGCGCCACCACTCGCTGCGCACGCGCCTCATCGTCGCGGAGATGACGGGGCGGCTCCCGGTGAACCTCTCGCCCCACAAGGCCAGGGCGCGCGAGGGCCTCTACGAGTGCACCATGGCGGCCTTCCTCCAATGGCTCGCGCCGCGCTACGCCGAGGTGCAGCGGACCATGCCCGAGCGCATCGCGCGCGTCATCGACGGCCTGCGCGTGGTGGACGCGCAGGATGACCGCACGCTCGCGCTGCTCGCGGAGATCGCGGTGGGCGTGTCGATGTTCGTGGAGTTCGCGGCCGACGCGGGCCTCCGTCCCGACGCGGTGGCCGCGCTCAAGGCCGACACGTGGCGCGTGCTCAAGACGTCGCTCGCGGCGCAGCAGGCTCACCAGCAGGAGGAGGAGCCTGGCCAGCGGTTCATCCGGCTCATCGCGAACGTGCTCCAGAGCGGCCGGGCCCACGTCACCCTGACCGACGGCGCCGCGCCCAAAGACTGCGACGTGTGGGGCTGGACGGTCACCACCGACCGGGTGCCGAGCTCGAACACCGACGCCGAACCGCCCACGCCCATGAAGCGCCCGTGCGGCCAGCGCATCGGCGTCCTGGCGGCCGGGCGCGTGTGGCTCCTGCCGGACGTGGCGCTGGCCGAGGCCCAGAAGCTCGCGCGCGAGACGCACGACCCGTTGCCCATCACCCGGAGCGACCTCGGCAAGCGGCTCCACGCGCTCCGGCTCCTCGCGGCCTCGGACATCGACACGAAGCGCAAGGTCTACACGCACCGCAAGCGCGTCACCTGGAAGAAGGGGGCGGTCATCGACGGCCTGTGCCTGTCGGTCAACACACTCCTGGGGGACGATGACGGCGCGGATGTGTCGGGTGTGTCGGAGGGTGATGAACCCCACCCGACACAAGAAAACGAGAACGATATCAACTAGTTAAATTGTGTGTGTCGGGTGTGTCGGGCGACACAACAGGCACAAGTACACACACGTCCACGTCACCCACAACTGGAGTAGAACCGTGTCGGACACCCCACAAGACAGCCCCCCTCCCGCGCCGCGGCGTGCCTCCGCGCCTGCGACGCCTGGGAGGCGTTGGCTGGGAAGGCCGTTGGGTGAGGGCGGAGCCCTGGAGGCCCTATACCTATGTCCGACACAGCCAACACAACCAACACAGGTATCTGTATGTCCCTGTCCACCAGTTGTTTCGTGACTGCTGAGGGTGTGTCGGGTGCGTTCTCTGCGTCCGACACGACCGACACGACGGGGCGCGAACAGGGGCGGTTGAACTGCACTAGACTGCACCAGGAGAGTTTGTATGGCCCGTGCTGGTAGCCCAAAGCCCGTCCCTCCATCCGTGCCGCAGATGAGCCGCGAGGAGCACGTTGAGCAGCTCTTGGTCGAAGGGCTGCGACCGTCCCGCGTGGTGGCGATGGTGATGGAGCAGCACGGCGTGAGCGAGCGTCAGGTGTGGGATGACATCAAGGTCGTGCGGGACCGGTGGGCGACGGAGAGCGAGTCCGAGCGTCCGAAGCGCCGCGCGGAGCTCGAAGCCCAGGCCGCCGACCTGTACCGCAAGTGCATCGATGCGGGCGACCGGAAGGCCGCCGTGCAGGCCCTGACGCTGCGTGCCGACCTCCACGGCGCGCGCATGAGACCCATGGCCGCGATCGTTCAGCCCGGCGCGAAGCCCAAGGACGTCGACGCGTGGCTCGCGCAACACCTGGGGACCGCCCCCGCGGGCAACCATGACGACGGCGACGCAGCCGACGGCTGACCCGTCCCGCGCGCTCGCGCAGCGGCTCCATGACTCGCCCGTGGAGTTCGCCCGCGTGTGCCTCGCGCTGGAGTGCTGGTCACGGCAACGCGAGTTCCTTCAAGCGGTCGCCGAGAACCCGCGCGTGGCCGTGCGCAGCGGTCACAAGGTCTCGAAGTCCACGTCGCTCGTGGTCCTCGCGTTGTGGTGGGCGATGACGCGCGAGCGGGGCATCGTGGTCCTGTCCGCGACCGCGGGTCACCAGCTCGCGGACATCCTCTGGCCCGAACTCGTGCGCGTGTACAACGCCGCGCCCGTACCGCTCGGAGGGAAGCTCAGCGAGGACTACCACCGCGGGCTCCGGTTCAGCGGTGGGCGGCGGATCTTCGGGAAGAAGGTCGAAGACACGAGCCCGGAGAGCTTTGCGGGCATCTCGTCGCCGAACCTGCTCTACCTCATCGACGAAGCCTCGGGCTTCCCCGACGCCCTCTACGAAGCCGCGCGCGGCAACCTCGCGGGCGGCGGGAAGCTCGTCGCGACCTCGAACCCTACGCGCATCGGCGGCTGGTACTACGACGCCTTTCACGGCTCCGCCGCGGGGTGGAAGACCCTACACATCGACAGCCGCGAGTCGCCCAACATCACCGGCCGTGAGCCCCCCGTGCCGGGCCTCGCCACCGCGCCATGGGAAGAGGACATGGCCCGCGACTTCGGGCGCGGCTCCCCCGCCTACAGCGTGCGCGTCGAGGGCAACTTCCCGCGCGCCGGGGACTGCACCGTGAACCCGCTCGAACTGGTCGAAGCCGCGCAGGCCCGCGCGGTGGACGAGGGCGGCGAGCTGCGCTTCGGTCTCGACGTGGGCCGCACGGGCGATGACCCCTCCGTGCTCTGTTCAGTGCGCGGCAACGCGGCGTTCCGCTTCGACGCCATGCAGGGCCAGGAGGGCGATGTGGTCGCCGGGTGGGTGCTCTCGATCGTGCGCGAGCTCCGCACCGATGACGACGTGCGGCCGGTGGTTCGCATCGACCTGATCGGTGTGGGCGCCAGCGTCTACGATCACCTCAAGCACGAGCCGAGCATTCGCGCCGTCGGCGTGAACGTCGCCGAGAACGCCAACGACACGCGGCGCTACGCACGGAAGCGCGATGAGCTGTGGTTCGCCGGGCAGTCGTTCTTGAAGGATGGCTCCATCCCCGCCGACGGCGAGCTTCACGGCGAGCTCACGGCCGCGCGCTACAGCTTCGACCCGCGCGGGCGCTACGTGGTCGAGTCGAAGGACGACATGAAGGCCCGACTCAAGCGCAGCCCGAACCGGGCCGACGCCTTCAACCTCGCGGTCTCCAACGACCCCGTGGCCGTGTTCGATCAGGAGACCGCCGACGACTTCGCCGACGTGCTCCCGCGGTCGGATTGACGCCTGTGCCATTCTGTGCCGTGTCGTGATAGCGTCCCGTCGATGAGCATCTTCGACCGCGTGTCTGGTGGCCTCGATGCGCTCGCGGCGTCGCTCGGGTTCGTCCGCATGTCCCCCACGGGTGGCAGGCCCGAGACGCCCCCGGCGCCTGTGAAAGAGACCGGCGAGACGCACGTCATCACGTACCCGCCGAACACGCTCAACCCCCAGATGCTCACGTTCGCAGCGGCCCGTGCGATCCTCGAAGAGCACGAGCATGGGCGGTTCAACCTCTCCGCAGCGCTCTCCCGCACGGTGCTTCGCGACCCTGACCTCGCGGCGGCGCTCAACCGGCGCCTGCTGGCGCTTGTGGGCGCGACGCACTGCATCGAGGCCGCGACGGACACAGGCCCGGGCGAGCGGTACGCGCGCGACCTCGCCACGCGGTTCCGCGCGATGGTGCCGCGTGCGGCGGAGGTCGATCTGGTGCGCGATGCGATCCTCCTCGGGCAGAGCATCGGCCAACTGGTGTGGTGGTTCCACGAGTCGAGCGGCGAGTTCATCCCGGTGTTGGAGCCGTGGCCGATGGATCACGCGGAGCACGACCCGTACACCGACACCTGGTACGTGCAGTCGCAGCGGGGGCGCATCGCGATCACGCCCGGTGACGGCCGTTGGGTGCTGTACGCCCCGTGGAGCCCGCGCAGCCCCTACTACTACGGCGCCGTCCGTCAGGTGACCGAGTGGTATCTCCGCGCCTCGAACGCGTCGAGGGACTACGGCCGCTTCATCGAGCTGAGCGGCCAGGGCATTCTCAAGGCCAAGATCCCGAGCGGGTCACGCGGGACGCCCGAGCGTTCGAACTTCATCAACTCCCTGCGCAGTTTGGGGCGCAACGCGGTCGTGCCGCTCCCCCAGGGCGAGAAGGCGCACGACTCGTACGACGTGGAGCTCGAAGCGCTCGCGTCCGACATGCACAAGGTCTTCGTCGAGATGTTGCGGGTGTGCAGCGGGAAGCTCCGGCTCGTGATCCTCGGTGAAGACCTGAGCAGCCAGAACAACAAGGTGGGCACCAACGCCAGCAGCGAGACGGGGATGCGCGTCTCGCGCGCGATCGTGGCCGCCGACGCGGAGACCTGGGCGGAGTGCCTGCGCTCCCAGGTGCTCACCCCGTGGGCCCACTACAAGGGCCGCGGCGAACTCGCGCCGTTCGCGTACTACGACCTCGAAGAGAGCCGCGACGCGAAGGCGGAGGCCGACGCCGCCAATACGGCCGCCGATGCCATGAAGAAGTGGGATGAGCTCTTCAAGGGCACCGGCAAGGTGGTCGACAAGATCGCCGCCGCGGAGCGTTGGGGGGTGCCGCTCATGGATGAGCCCGAGGGCACCCGCTCGAACGTCCGGCGCCTCGTGCTCCGAGCCCCGGCCGCGAAGGGGTGGCGGCGCGCGGCATAGCCCTCGCTTGCGCGACTGTGCCAAGTTGTGCCAATCTCCCGATTGATGGACCCGCCTGTCCCCGGAGCGACGAAGCGCGCCCGCCCCGATCCCAACCCCGGAGAGGTCTTCGCCCGCTCGATGGAGGTTCGCGCCATCGACGAGAAGACCCGCTCCATCGAGGTCGTGGCGTCCACCGACGCGGTCGACCTCCACGGGACGATTCTCGTGCAGGACTGGGAGGAGGATGGCGGACTCGATCGGTTCCGCCAGAACCCCGTCATCCTCTGGGCGCATAACGCCACCTGGGGCACCGAAGAGCTCCCCATCGGCCGCGCGACCGAAGTGCGGATGGAGAACGGCCAGCTCGTGGCCCGCATCGAGTTCGCCCCGCCCGAGGTGAGCGAGCTCGCGGAGCGCTGCTGGAACGCCTACCGCCTGAAGTTCCTGCGCGCCGTGTCCGTGGGCTTCTGGCCCCGCTCGTATCGCTGGGAGGAGCGCGACGGGCGGGAAGTGCTCGTGCTCTTCCGCAACATCCTTCTGGAAATCTCGTGCGTGCCGATCGGGTCCAACCCCGACGCGCTCGCGCGCTCGATCCGCAACCTCGGAGCGCCCCGGGCGCCCGCGCAGGAGAACGACCCCGCCATGGAACTGACCGAAGAACAGAAGAGGGCCCTCGCGTTCGCCCAGCGCACGCTCGAGCTCCTGGGGGAGAAGGACCCCACCGCGGGCGAGGCCCGTCTCCACGGGCTCCTCGAAGTCGAGAAGGCCCACGAGAAGGACGCCCCGGCCTTCGAAGAGCTCCGCTCGGAGGTCTCGAAGATGAGCCGCGGCGCGCTCATCGAGGCCGCCATCCGCGACGGCAAGCTCCCGCCGAAGACCGACCTGGAGACCGGCGAGGAGCACGCGGAGCTGCGCTCCATGCTCGACTCGCTCTCCCCGCTCGCGCCCGCCAAGGGCCAGCGCTCGCCCCTCGAAGCGTACCTCCGCACGCTCCCGAAGCGCGTCCCGGCCGGTCAGGCCGAGACCGCCAAGGGGCAGAAGGCGCCCGACACCCGCAAGCCCCCCACGGCCACCCCGCGCTCCGGGGAGAAGTATCGCGAGCGCGCCGCGGCCGAGAAGAACACCCGACGCGCGAAGGGGCACGGCGGCCTGCGCGTCACTGACCCGCCCGCCGAGGAGCAGGAGAACGACTGATGGCCGCACAGACCGGCAACCGTGACCCCCGGGCGCGCGTGGGAGGGGCGAAGCCCCAGGAGATCCCGCGCGCCCTCCCCCTCGCCGCCAACGTGGTGCTCTACATGGGCGCCATCGTGAGCGTGGACACCGCGGGCAACGCGCGCCCCGGCCGCACCAGCACCACCGACAAGGTGATCGGCTACAGCGAGCGGAACGTCTCCAACGCGGGCGGGCTCGCGGGCGCGAAGGAAACCGAGGGCGTCTCGCGCGGCATCATCGAGCTGGAGAACCTCGAAGCCGACGCGGTGACGGTCACGTCCATCGGGCGTGACGTTTATCTGGTGGATGACCAGACGGTGGCCGCCACGAACGGCGGCAACACGCGCATCGTCGCGGGGCGCTTCTGGGGCTTCGATGAGGACACGGGCAAGGCGCTCGTGGAGGTGGGCTGATGATCAGCGAAGAGGACCTCGACGCGCTCGACACGGACGTCGTCGCGTCCGTCTACGAGGGCGCCGACAACGTCGACACCTGGTACACCATGATCGCGCAGGACGTCCCGTCCAACGGGCGTGACGTGACCTACGCGCACATCGTGAACCCGACGGCCCCGCGCCGTTGGAAGCGCGGGACGCCGAAGGTCAAGCAGCAGATCGCGCGCGGCTCGCGCCGCGTCGTGAACGACCGCTTCGAGCAGACCGTCAGCATCGACTCCGACGACGTGGACGACGACAACACGGGCCTCGTCCGCCAGGAGCTCACGGACCTGGGCTTCGAGAGCGGCCAGAAGTTCGAGCAGGTGAAGGACGGTCTCGCCGCGGACATCCTCATCAACAACGCCACGGGCATGGACAAGGTGCCGCTCTTCGGCACCCACAAGCTCAACCCGCTGGACGCTGGGAGCCCGAGCTACAGCAACGACTTCACCGGGATGCCGTTCTCGCCCGAGAACGTGGCGCGCGCCCGCGCGATCATCTTCGGCCAGAAGGGCCCGGACAAGCTCCCGCGGAAGACGCGCGCGACCCACGTGCTCGTGGCCCCCGCGAAGGAGACGCAGGCCGAGCAGCTCTTCGGCGCGGCGCAGATCAACGGCACGGACAACCCCAACAAGGGCAAGGCCAAGGTCATCGTCGCGCCCGAGCTGATGAGCACAACGGCCAACCCGATGGGTGACGAGACCTGGTACATGCTCGTGCTCTCCGGTCGGAAGCGCCCGCTCGTACACCAGAAGCGCTCGCCCCTGAAGGCCATCGCGCTCTTCGACCCGCGCGACCCCAACGTCTGGGAGCGCAACGAGCTCATCTGGACGGCGAAGGAGCGGTTCGCCATCGCGGGTGGCTACCCCTACCTCATCTTCCGCTTCTGCCCCTGAGAGGCGCTCCCCATGTCCACCGAAGCGACCCCCGAAGACTTCTTCGCCCTCGGCCTGCACCCCGACGCGCTCGTGAGCGCGCTCGCGATGGTGTCGAGGGTGGCGCACGTCGGCGGGGGTGCGGGGACGGTCGCGGTCACGGACACGAGCTCCCCGCTGGGCGTCTACGACGTTCGAATCCAGGTCGTGGCCTCGGGCAACCCGGGCGTTGCGACCGTGCGCTGGACCCTCGACGCGGGCCTGACGTGGAGCGCCACCGTCACGGCCCCGAACGGGGCGCCGCTCGTGCTGGGCGTCACGGGCCTCGCGGTCGTCTTCGACGGGGCTCTCGTCGCGGGCGACCTCTACTCGTTCACGGCCGTGCGGGCGCTGGAGCGCCACCTCGACGCGGCCAACGCGAAGACGCGCGCCCTCCTGCGCCGCCGCTTCAAGGCCGGAATCCCGGCCTGGGATGCGTCCGTCGTCGAAGCGTCCGTCGCCCAGGCGTGCGTCTCGATCCTGACGCAGCGCGGGTTCAACCCGAAAGACGGCGCGGACAAGGCCGTCGCCGATCGCGCCGATACCGCGCTGAAGTACCTGAAGGATGTGGGCGCCTCGATCGCGCACCCGGACGGGATGCTCGATGTCCTCGACACCGATCCGGTGGCCATCTCCGACCTGCGGAGGGAGGACTGATGGACGACGGCGTGAAGGGCGACTGGCCCAAGCTCGAACGCGTGCGCGTGCGCCTCGATGGGCTCGGACGTGGCGAGAGCCGCGTGCGGCTCGTGCGCGTCGTGGGCGAGACCGCGCTCACGGAGCTGTGCAAGGGCTTCGAGCGAGGGACCGCCCCCGACGGCACGGGCTGGAAGCGCACGACCGAAGGGAAGCGCCCCCTCGCGGGCTTCGAGCGGTATTGGACGCTCCGCTACGCCGGGAGCGTCGTGCAGCTCGCGAGCGACCACCCCGGCGCGCGCGCGCACCAGCGCGGCGCGATGATCCTCCCGAAGCGTGGCGGCGTGGGCCGCCACAGCCGCGGGAAGTTCGTCCGCGGGAAGTTGGGCGTGCTGGCGTTCACGGTCGGCGGGAAGAAGGTCTTCGCGAAGAAGGTCAAGCTCCCGTCGCGACGCATGACGCCGCGTAACGGCACGCTCGAAGGCTGGGTGCAGCCGATCGCCGACGCGGTCGACCGCGAGTTCACCGCCATCTGGGAGGGGCGATGACCACCGCCGCGATCGACACCATCAACGCGGAGCTGCGTCGCCGTCACAAGGGGCTGGTAACCACGCTCGGGTGGAAAGAGCGCGCGAAGCACTCGCAGCCGCCGTGCGTGCGATGGGTCGCCGACAGCGCGGTGTTCGGTGCCCCCGTGCTGCACGAGGGCGACGACGCGCCCATCACGCAATCGCTCCTCGGGCGCACGCTGCGCTACCGCGTCGAGTGCTGGGGGAAGGACCCCATCGAGACGCAGGCGCTGGCCAAGAGCGTGATGCGCGTCTGCCTGCGCACGCTCACGGCCGTGAGCTGCACCATCGAGAGCGAGGAGTGGGAGGGCATCGCGCAGGAAGGCTCCGGCGCGGCGATCCTCGGCGAGCTCGCGACGCTGACCATCGGCATCCGCGACGACATCGAGGATGACGAAGAGACCACGGTGGCACCGCCCACCACAACGACCGTAGGAGGCGGCTACGCATGAGCGGACAGGTGGAGACGGAGCTCGTTGAGGGCGTGCTCCTCGAAGTGGAACCGGTCTCGGCGACCGACGAGAAGCGCCCCGTCGAGGCGTGGCAGACCGAGCACCAGGTGCCCGGTTGGCTGCACCTCGGGGCCTGCGCGTCGGAGCGCTGGGCGCAGGGACGTGAGGTGACTTCGGACGAATACTGCGCGGCCGTCGAGGCGTTCTCGGGCCGTCCGGTGGAGAGGGAGTGACGCGATGACCTCGGTTCCTCGCACAACGATCACGCGGCGGGACGGCGGGCTCGGCTCGCTCCTCGCGTCGGCGGCCGGTCGCCTCGCCGTGGTGGGCGTCGCGGCGTCGGGGCCCTTCACGCCCCAGGTGTTCACCAGCCAGGGTGACCTCGTGGCGGCCTACACGAGCGGCCCGCTGGTCGATGCGGCGGCCTACGTGCTCGCGTGGGCGGGCTGGGTGCTCATGCAGCGCGCGGCCAACGGCACGACCGGGGCGCGGGGCCACGTCGCCCGCTCGGGCTCAGGAGCGCCCGCGGCGGCGCTCACGGCCGGGGGCGGCAACACCTCGGCGGCTGTCCCGACGCTCGGCGGCACGGTCACGCGCGCATGGCCTGTCGTGCTCCGCATCACGGCGGCCGGGGCCGACTTCGCCGCAGGGACGGCGCGGTTTCAGTGGTCGATCGACGGCGCCCTCACGTGGTCGGCGGCGGCAGCTCCCGCGGCCGGACCCATCCCGCTGGGCGACACCGGGATCACCCTCGCCTGGACCGACGGCACCTTCGTCAACACCGACTCGTGGACGGGTTCGAGCGTGCCGGGCGCGCAGCGCGGAACCGCCACCCTCGCGGTGATGGGCGACCCGAATGACGCCTACGAGGCGCGGGTGCAGGTGCTCCGCGACGGCACCAACCTCGCGGCGGCGACGGCCACCTACCGCCTGAGCCTCGACGGCGGCGACACCTGGGGGCCTGAGACGGCGATGCCGGTCTCGGGCGTGGTGACGCCCGCGGGGACGGGGCTCACGCTCACGTTCGCCAACGGCGGCGGCCCGACCTCGTTCCGCGAGGGCGACGCGTTCACGTTCGACACGACCGCGCCGACCTACACCAGCCAGGGCATGGCCGATGCGTACGCGGCGGTCGACCAGTCCGAGGATGACGTCGAGGGCATCCTCTTCACCGGGGCCTTCGACGCGGCGCTCTGCACGTCGCTGGAGTCGCTCTGCGCCGCGAGCGAGACGCAGCTCCGGTATCGGATCGTGATCGTGGGCGTTCGGGCGCGCACGGGCGCGGAGTCGCGCGCCGAGTGGGAGAACGCGATCCGCACGGACTTCGCGACGTGGCAGGGCCTGCACGTCGTGGTCTGCGCCGGGCACACGGAGGTCATCGTCCCGACCACGCAGCGCCAGCTCCGGCGCTCCGCGTCGCTCGCCGTGGCCGGTCGCATGGCGGCCGTCTCGCTCTCGGAAGATCTCGCCTGGGTCGAGCGTGGGCCGCTCCCCGGCGTCGTGAGCGTGGACTACGACGGCGCGGACAACCCGAGCCTCAACGACTTCGGCTTCACGACGTTGCGCCGTCGGCGGAGCCGCACCGCCCGCGGCGTCTACATCGTCAACCCGCACACGGGCGCGGCGGACACGAGCGACTTCAAACTGCTCCAATACCTCCGCGTGTGGAACGAAGCGGCGCGCACGCTCGCCGCGGCCATGGAGCGCCACCAGTCGCGCAAGCTCGTGACCGTCCCGAAGCCGCTCCCGGTGCCGACGCCGCCCATCTACCAGGGCCGCACGGCGGGCGCGATCGACGATCGGGAGGCCGCGGCCATCGAGGCGGACGTGGAAGGGAAGCTCGCCGCGGTGCTCCTCGAAGGCCCCGTGCCGCACGTCACCGCGGTGACCGCGCGCATCAACCGCACGGTCGATATCGTCGCGACGCGCAACCTCCCCGTCTCGCTCTCGCTCGGGCCGATGAGCTACGCCAAGCTCATCAGCGCCGAGATCGGCTTCGCCCTGCCCCAGCAGCCCAACGGAGGCGCGTGATGTCTCGAACCCCTCCCACCGTCAACGGCGCGGAACTCTCGCACGGCTCCATCACCGTCAACGTGAACGGCCGAAACTACTTCGGCGTCAAGACGCTCAACTACGGGAGCGAGCGCGAGATCAACCCCGTCCACGGCACGAGCCCCGAACAGATCGGCGTCGTGTTCGGCCCGGTGAAGCACACCGGGGACATGGAGCTCTACAAGCGCCACGCGGCGCGGCTCCGGCGCGCGCTCGGCAACGGCTACAGCGAGACGCTCCTCACCATCACGGTGACGTGGCGCGAGACGGCCATCGCCGAGCTGCACACCGACGTGATCAGCGCGTACCTCAAGAAAGAGGATCTCAAGTCGCAGCAGGGCGGCGACGCATCCACCGAAACCCTCGAGTTCCACGTGAACTCGATCAAGCGCGACGGTCTCTCGATCGCCGCCACGGAGTAGAACGACCATGCGATTGACCGACGAACAACGGCAGCAGCTCCGCATCGCCAACCCCGACGCCACGCTCGTGCGGACCAAGGCCCTCCCCGAGCACGACTTCGCGTTCCGCCCGCTGCGCGTGGCGGAGCTCGACTCGTTCCTGATGGCCGTCAACAGCGACGACGAGACCGAGAAGGTGTACGCGCACCGCACGCTCGCGCGCGACCTCCTGCTCTTCCCGACGCACGAGGAGTGGGAGGCGCTCTCCGCGCAGAAGCCCGCCATCGCGCACGCGATCGGCGTGGAGCTCTCGAAGAAGGCGGGCCTGAACGCCGAGATGCAGGTGGAAGCGCTGTAGCTCTCTGCCGACGGGCTGAGCAGAGCGCTACGACCGGAGCCAACGCGCTCCTGGCCCTCTTCCACCACGACCCCGACGCCGCGAGCCTTCACGCGCGCGCGGGGGCGCTCTTCGTGTGGACGTTCCTCACCACCATTCTCGCGCTGATCAAAGGTTTCGTCGCGGCTTTCGACAAGAAGTGAGGTGACCCGGTGGCCGATCGCGCGCGCTTCGATGTGATCCTCGGAGATCGGGTCTCCCCCGGCGCACGGTCGGGCGCGGCGTCGATCAGCGCCATGCAGCGCCAGCTCCGCGCGCTCAACGCGGAGGCGCGTTCGAGCTCCGCCGCGCTCTCCCGCTGGGGCGTGCAGATCCGGCGCGACTTCGGCGCCGAGATGCGCGCCATCCGCTCCCTCAACAACACCAGCTACACGCTCGGGCGCGCGTCGGGCTTCTCGATGCAGGCGTGGGGCGCGGGCACCCGCGTAGCCACCGCGCGCACCGCGGAACTCACCGACCGCTTCGCGGGCCTGGGAGGCGCGCTCGGGACGCTCGCCGCAGGCACGGCCGCCGCCGCGGCGGGGTTCGGGCGCATCGCCTACGAGGCCGGGGGCGCCTACCTGAGCGTCGCCCGATTCCGCGAGGACTCCCTCACCAGCCTGGGGACGGTGCTCGGGAGCCAACGCGCGGCCGGCCGATCGTTCGGCAACGCCCTCATCATGGCCAACCAGACGCCCCTCGACCCTCAGGACGTCATCTCGTCGTTCACGAACTTCGCCGTGGGCGGGTTCCGTGAGAACGAGCTCGCGCCGCTCGCCGCGGCCGTGGCCGATGTGCAGGCCGCGCGCGGGCAGACCGCCGCCGACTCCCTCACGCGCGTGCTCACACAGATTCGAGGGCTCGGCAGGGTGATGCGCGGGGACATCACGATGCAGGGCATTAGCGCGGGCCTCAACGCCGGGGACATCTTCGAGAGCATCGCGCGGCAGATGAACCTCGGCACGGGAGCGGCTGGACGGAAGGCCGCGGAGCGGGCCGTGTCGCACGGGCGCGTGAACGATCGCATCGCCATCCAGGCGTTCCTTGACTCCGTGCGGCGCAGGTACGACCGCGGCGCGTCGCTCGGCACGTTCGCGCGCAACAGCTCCAACACCCTGACGGGCGCCATCTCGAACCTGCGCGGCGCGATGTTCACGTTGATGGCCGGTCTCGACCTCGGGAACACCCCCGGCGTGAAGGCCCTGCGTGACTCCGTGCTGGCCATCACCGGGGCGCTCGATGCGGGCTCCGAGAGCGGGCGCGAGCTGCGCGCGGTCATCGTCGAGGGCGCCAACATGATCGGGACGGAGCTCTTCGGCGGCATCACCAAAGAGGGGATGATCCGCGACATCCGCGCGATGATCCCGCTCCTGCGCGGCGCGATGTACGTCGGGCGCGGCGCGGCGATGGCGATTCGCCAGCTCTACCAGATGGGCGTCATCGCCGCGGACGTCGTCGGCTACGTCGGACAGGGGTTCGGGACGTGGCTCGATACCCTCGTGGCCGACTTCAACCTCGCCGAGCGCCTGGTCGATGAGCTCGTGGGGCTCCCCGATCGGGTGATGACGATCGGTCGCGACGCCGCGGCGTCGATCCTGACGGGCTTCCTCGTGGCCGACTTCAACCTCGCCGAGCGCCTGGTCGATGAGCTCGTGGGGCTCCCCGATCGGGTGATGACGATCGGTCGCGACGCCGCGGCGTCGATCCTGACGGGCTTCACCGAGGGGTTGCTTCAGAGCCCCACCACGATCAGCGGCGCAGTCGAAGGGGCCTTCACCGACGCGGTGACCACCGCGCGCACGGTGCTCGACTGGCACAGCCCGAGCGGCGTCTTCAAAGAGGCCGGTGAGAGCGTGGCCGCGGGCTTCGAGCTCGGCATCGCCGGGGGCGCATCGGGCGCTCGGGATGCCGTCGCCCAGCTCGTGGCCCCGCGCGAGGTGACGGCACCCGCGACGGGCGCGGGCGGCTTCGTGTTCGCCCCGAACATCTCGATCGACGGCCGCGGGCGCTCGGACACCGAACTCGTGGACATGATGATGGAGCGGCTGCACGACCTCTTCGAGTCGATGCAGCTCCTGGGAGCGACCAATGCCGCCACCTGAGAGACCGGATTTCGATCGTGTGCGCGATGCTGGCGACCTCGGCTACGGTGGAGTGGGCGAGGTGTTCATGCGAGAGAACACCGTACTTCTCGGAGGCGGAGCCGATGCACCGCCCCCCCCGATCCGCCGCTCCCGCTCGCGTCGCCAGGGCGCTCCGGGCCTGCCCCCACCGGCCGCGTCGACGCCGTCTCCGATGGATGCCCCGTCGCTCTGGGACACGATCACCATCAACAACGTGTTCTTTCTGGGGGTAGCACAGATCAAAGGCGGCACCGCGAACGCCCTCGACGTGAAGCACCCGAAGGGGCGCGACGGCGGCTCGATCACCGACAGCGGGGCCGTGTGCGCGGAGTTTCAGATCGTGTTTCGGTTCTGGGATCGGATCACGTGGGCCTCGTGGGATCAGGTGTTCGCCGCGATCGACCCCCAGCGGCGCGTCGACAAGCGCAACCCCATCGACGTGACGCACCCGGCGCTCGCACAGCGTGGGATTTATCGCATCTACGTCAAGCGTGTCTCGTTCCCGGAGTCGGGACGCGACGGGTGGACGTGCACCGTAGACGTGGTGCAGTGGATGCCGTCGTTGACGGCACCGCGCACCGGGGGCAGCGTCACGCGTACGCCCCAAGGGCCCAATATCGCGGACAATCAGACGGCCATCGTCGGACTCGAAGACGCCCCCGAGAACGAACCGGAAGACCCGGCCGTGACGGACGCGAACCCATGAGCGATTGGTTGCTCAACGGCCGCCCGGTGCTCGCCGGTCGCGTGACCGCGCCCCTCTCGGGCCGCTGGCACGCGGAGCTCGCGATCGACACCGCCGAGGTGATCTCGGGCGCGGCGGAGCTCGTGATCGGGGGCGTTCGCTGGGCGGGCACGACCTACCGCAGCGGCATCGAGGCAGACACCTGTTTCGCGGGCCTCGTGGGCGGAACCCGCGGGCTTGACCGTCGCGTGGATGCGCGGTCGTGGCACGGCCTTCAGCCCGCGCGCGGGCTCGTGCAGGAGCTCTTCGCCGAGGTGGGCGAGGCGCTCTACGACGGGAGCGGCGCGGAGCTCGATGTTCACCTCCCGCGATGGTCGCGCGTCGAGTGCCCCGCCGACCATGCGCTCGCGCAGCTCGTCGATGCGATCGGCGCGCGCTGGCGCATGACCATCGACGGCACGGTGTGGATCGGGACGGAGACCTGGCCCGAGCTCCTCCTTCCCGACGACGTTCGCGCCGAACTCCTCGGCACGGAGCCCCGCGCGGGTCGCGCGACCTACAGCCTCCCCGGCGCGTTCCTTCTGCCCGGGCAGACCTTCGCGGGGCGACGCGTGGGCGCCGTCGTTTACGAGCTCGCGGACGGGGTCGATCGCGCGAAGGTGTGGTGGACCGATGGATGACCGGCTTCGCGCGGCGCTCCTCGGGATCATCGACGCCGCGACGCGCGGCACCCGGTATCACCGGCTCGTGCGCGGGCGCGTGGTGAACGTGCTCGCCGGGGGCAACGTCGAGACCGAGCCCGAGACGGCCGGGACGCCGCCGCAACCGAACCTCCCGCTCCGCTACGGCCTTCCGGGGGTGCTGCGGGCCGTCGTGCGCTCGGGCGCGCGCGTACTCCTCGGGTGGGCCGAGGGCGACCCCGCGCAGCCGTTCGTGGCGGCCTGGGAGGCGTCGCAGCTCGAAGAGCTCGTGTTCGATGTGCCGGGCGGTGCTCGGGCCCTCGCGCGGCACGAGGACACGGTCGACGTCGGCACGATCCGGGTGACGGCCGTGCCTGTGCCTGGGATGCCACCGACCACGAACCTCCTTTTTCTCTACACGCCGCCGACCGGTGCCCCGATGCAGTTTCAGGTGACGGGGCTTCCCGCGGGCGTTGCGGTCTCGCCCACACCGGGGGAGTTCGCACTGGTTGGGAAGATCGCAGCAACGTCCGTCGTGAAGGCGTAGGAGGGTCCATGTTCGAGGACATCGCGGGCGACACCCGTACGACGTCTCCGTGCGGTAGACTCTTCGTCATGACCATCAGCCTCGCGTTCACCAACAACCCGAGCGACCCGCCCGTGACCTTTGATGGGAACACGCCCCCGCTCTCCGACGCCGAGCGCATCGCCTACTACGACCGGCACCTTCGGGAGCTCGGTGCGGACCCTGCCACGCTCTCGGAAGAGACCGACGCGACGCTTGAAGACACGCTCGCGTGGCTGCGAGGCGAGGCGCCGTGCCCGGTTCACGAGTAGTTCTCGGGCACGGGTTCTTTCGGACGGCGAAGCGACTCCACGCCTCCGAGACCGCCGCGCTCACGGTCACGCTGGCGAAGCTCAACGCCGACTGGCCAGACCTCCCAACCTCCGACGACGTGAAGGACATCGTTGCGCCGACCACGCCCTGTTGGCGGCGGAGGGTGGGGGCGTCGGCGTGGTGGTTGTACTACGAGCTTCGGGCGGATCGGGTCGTGGTCGTAGCGGTCGCGGTCCCGCCGTAGGGGGCGGCGAATGTCAGGGCGGTTGGGGCTGGCGCACGCCGTCAAGATGAGTAGGTTTTTCGCCTTGACGGGGAGGTTGAACGATGCTCGCGAGCATGGCGAAGACGACAACGGGAGAACGTAAGACGGGCGGGCGCAGGGCCGGAATGAAGCCCAAGGTGAGCCCCGCAAGGGCGGATGGACGCCTCAAGAGCAAGCTCACCATGGCCCGCGAAGAAGCCTCGCGCCTCGCCGGGAGGACACTGCTGCTGGCGACGTGCGAGGCGCTGAAGTGGAACCTGACCCGCGTCGCGGAGACGCTGGCGATGGCGACCCCTTCGGACGTGATTCGCGCGCTCAAGGAGCTGGCGCCCGAGGAGTACGATGCGGCGCGCGAGCGCGGCGACGTGAGCACGCGACGGGATTCGTAAGCTCGTGCTCAGTCTGCTATTGCATCCATGCTTAGTCTGGGTTAGGCTCTCTCCGTAGCCCGCGCTCGCTTTCAACCCGCGGCGCTACGGAGGTGCCCCATGCCCCGCGACACGCACACGGCGACGCGCACGTCTGCGCCCGCCATCCCCCTTCCCGCCACCCTTCCCGCCATCGAGAAGGCCCTCATGTATCTCGACGCGAAGGGGTGGCGCGAACTCGGCGAAGCGCTGGTCACCGAAGCCACGCGGCAGGGCTGCGCGCGCACCCTGCGGGCGGCGGAGGGTCTGCGCCTCATGGACTTCGATGCGCCCGCGGAATGCCGCCTGGAGGCGTTGCGCGTGGCCGCGGACGCGGTGGGTCGGATGGTCGGCGAGCTCTCGTCGTGGCGCGCGCCGCTCGCCCCGACGAACGCCCTCGTCACGGCGCAAGATTTTGAGTGTTTTGCGCCGCTCCTCGCCGCGCTCGCGCGCGAGTTCCGGCGCGCGGTCGAAGAGGCCCTGGCGGCGCTCGACCGGGCGCGGAAGGGAGAGCGCGAATGAGCACGTTCCGCGAATGTGTCCGCGCCGAGATCGACGCCTTCGGGCAGGGCGACCGCGGCTCCCCGTTGGTCGACGCCGTCGCGATGAACGTGCTCGTGAGCTCGTTCGTCCTCGCCGTCGCCACGAAGGACCGCGCGCAGTGTCGTACGCTCCTCGCGCGCCTCGTGGCCCTCGGGTCGCTCCTCGCCGAGCACCCGGAGCTCCAGCCCGAGGCCCCCGCCGCACCGGCCGCGCACGACGCGAAGCGGGGGAGGTGTGACCGTGCAGCGCTCCGCTAAGGATCTGACCGGGTTGCTTGTCGGGCGCCTCCGCGTGATTGAGCGCGCACCGACCGAGAGCGGGCGCACGCGTTGGCGATGCGCGTGTGCCTGCGGCGGGGAGGCGATCGTCTCCACCAACAACCTGACGCGCGGCGCGATCAAGTCGTGCGGGTGCCTCCGGCGCGAGGCGTCCGCGAGGTGTGATCGACGCCTCATCGACATGACAGGCCAGCGGTTCGGACGGGTCACGGTGCTGCATCGAGGCACGCGCGCACACCTCACCAACGCGCAGGGACAAGTCGTGTGGGTTGTGCGCTGCGACTGCGACCCCAACGGAGAACGAACGTGGGCCGTGGCGGGCACGAACCTTCGATGCGGGCTGGTGCAGTCGTGCGGGTGCCTGCACCGCGAGAAGGCGTCGCAGGCGTCGAGGGTGCACGGCGAGACTCGCACGAGCGAGCACGGCGTGTGGCAGGCGATGATTACGCGCTGCGAGAACCCCAATGTGCAGGGGTTCGAAAACTACGGCGGGCGTGGCATTCGCGTCTGCGACCGCTGGCGCAACGACTTCGCGGCGTTCCTGGCGGACATGGGGCGCCGCCCGTCGCCCACACACAGTATCGACCGGATCGACGTGAACGGGAACTACGAGCCGTCCAACTGCCGGTGGGCGACGAAGAAAGAGCAGGCCCGCAACAAGCGCAACAACCGACTCATCACCATCAACGGCGAAACCCGATGTGTCGCGGAGTGGGCGGAACGCCTTGGGTGCAAACCGGCCGTGGTCGTCTACCGCTACGGGCGCAGTATTGTGCCCGCTACCACGCCCGTCGCCGCGCCTTCGTTGCCATTCACTCCACCCGCCCCGCTCTCGTGGCGCGACCGGATGAACCTCGCGCGGATTCTCGACGTGGCAGTGTGATACCCTCCGTGCATGTTCGAAGATTTCAGCGGGATGACCGACCTCAGCCTTGACGAAGTGGTGACGGGCGCTGGCGCCGTCGCGGAGGCCGTAGGCCGCCGCATCACGACCCCGCCCGGGGGGCTTTTTTACGACAGCGGCTACAACTCACTGGACCTTGGTTCGTGGCAGTCGAAGGCCCTGACCGACGCGGACGTGTGGCGCCTGAAGGCGGACATGGAACGCGCCATCGCCCAAGAGCAACGGCTCGCATCGTTCGCAGTCGACGTCGCGTGGTACGCGGCCGGGATGGAGCTGCGCGTGAAGGTCGCGGGGACCACGGTGGACGGCGACACCTTCGAACTGGTCGCCACGGTAGACGGCGAAGGCGTGCGCCTCGCGATCGCGTTGACCTGAACGGATAACCCAGACCGCGGCTCCGGGTGGTACCCGACCGGGCGCTACCGACGCAGCTACAGCCGGGGCTACCGCCGCCGTCGGTGACATCGTGGAGCACCTGGCCGTACCATCCCCCGCCATGCGTCTGGCCGCCCTCTCCGTCGCCCTCCTGACCGCGTGCGCCTCCGAGGTGCAGCCGCCCCCTCCGCCGCCCCCAGACGCCTCCCAGGACGCCCCAGCGCCCGACGTGGCGCAGGTGGACGCCGCGCCGGCCGTCGATGTCCCGCCGCTCGAAGACCGCTCGGACGTCCCGGTGTCGTGTGGGGACACCGCCCACGACCCGATGAACTGCGGCCGGTGCGGGAACCGGTGCGCGTTCGCCAACGCGGCGGCCTCGTGCGCGGCCGGGCTCTGCAGCATCGCGAGTTGCAGCGCCGGGTTCGGCGACTGCGACGGCTCGAACGCCAACGGCTGCGAGACCGCGCTGAACGAGGGCGCCAACTGCGGCCGGTGCGGGAACCGGTGCCCCGCTGGGGTGCTCTGCGTGAACGGCGCGTGTGACGTCCCGTGCGGGGCCGGGATGATCTTCTGTGGCCGCTGCGCCAGCGCGAGCGACCCGGCCAACTGCGGGATGTGCGGCCGCGCGTGCCCAAGCGGGAGCACCTGTCAGAACGGCGCGTGTCGGCTCGTGTGCAGCGCGACGATGGGCGACTGCGACGGCAACCCGGCGAACGGCTGTGAGGCAACGCTCGGCACGGTCGCGAACTGCGCGGAGTGCGGGCATCGGTGCGACCCGCCGCGCGGGTGCTCCCCGATCCGCGACGGCATGACCGTCACGGGGCACGCGTGCAGGTGACTACTCGGAGCACGAGCGGACGAGGAGCGTCCAGACGGCCGTCTCGCCGACACCGGTCAGGACGGCGTACCGGAGCCCCTGGTCGTCCGCGTAGAACTCCTCATGGTCGGAGTCGTACCCGACCGATCCGACGCCCCCAGGGGTGTTCGCTGCGATGGCAGGGGTGCCTACCAGCGTGAGCGTCACGCGCCCGCGGACGACGTGAACGTGCGGCGGGACGGCCGTCCCGAGCGCCAGCACCTGATTCGACAGGGTGGTGCTCTGCGGGATGACGCCCGTCGTCACGGTGCGCGTGGTGGCGAACGTGTAGCAGTCGCCCGTCTTGCGCATCGGCTCGGGCGCACCGCCCGGCCCCGTGATGAAGAAGCCCAGGTAGCGGAAGTTCGCGATCTCCCCGCGCTTGTAGTTCCGCTTGACCTTGGGCGTCCCCACGTCGGACGGCGGCGTCGTCGTGATCTGGAACTTGATCGCGAGCGGGTCGGCGCTGTTGCTCCACGCGTACACGTAATAAACCGTGTTGTTGGCGAGGTTCGCGAGCGGGCCTTCGGTGTCCGCGAGGTGAAGCTCCGTCTCGGCGGCGGTGTTGTACGAGCGCCACACGCCGTTGGAGTCGCGGAGCGTCACGCTCTCGATGGGCCCGACGCGCACGGTGAAGACCGTGTTCGTCCCGCCCGCGTCCACGGTGATGCAGCCGCTCCACATGAGCAGGCCCCACGTGGCGCCGCGCGCGAAGTGCGAGCGGTTTGCGAGGGCCTGAAGGATGGGCCACAGCGGATAGGGCCCCCCGTCCAGGTAGGCGTCATCGAGGTCATCGGGCCTGTCGGCGGGAAGGTCCGTGAACTCCGGTGCGGTCGTGAGCGGTGAACCCATGTCGTGGTCTCTCCAGGTCGTTCAGTCGATCAACAGAAGCCGCCCCAGGTGAACGCGCCCCAGCGCGCGGTTCCCCATCGAGGCGGGCCGATTCGTCGTGAGGGGCCGTTCGAGCCCCATTGGAAGCCGCCCCAGCGCACGCGGCCCCAGAGCGGGGCGCCGTTCGCGATGATGAGCTCGCGCACCCTGTCTCTTCCGCCGATCCACTTCCGCAGCACCGGGCGGAGCTGGCTGCGGAGCGTGGCCGTGTCCACGAGCTCGATGGGCTGGAACTGGCGTGGCCCCCCCCACTGGAAGCCGCCCCACTGCCCAGACCCCCAGGTTGCGCGGCCCGTCCAGAGCAGCCGCAACACCGCCCACTGCCGCGCGGGCCACCCGGGGATGATGTAGTCCCGCACGGTCAGGACGACAGGACGGCCGTAGCCGAAGAGCCCCACGGTGTACGCGGTCCCGTAGCGCGTCCCTTGCCACGACCACGTGACCCACGCGGCTTCGATGCGGCGGCGGTACACATCGAGGTCTTCGCCGGGCATCCGCTCGATCTGCCGATCGCGCCCGCTGTAGGGGAGGGCATCGTCGGGGGCCTCGGAGGGGAGGTCCAGCTTCGCCGCGGCGCGGGCCCGTGCGACCGCATCGTCGAAGCGACGCGCGACGACGGTAGACAGCGCCTCCCCGCGGGGCCCGCGGTTCGGCGGGGCCAGCAGCTTCGTGAAGAGCCAATCGAAGAAGGCCACGTCACACCCCCGTCCAGGTGAGGGCCGAGAGGTCGATGCCCACCACTTCGTCGTACGCGATGGGCGTGTCGCCCGAGGGCGTCACGAGGTCCACGTCAACGACGCCCGGCTGGCGCAGGATGGCGTACAGCGCGCCCAGGTCGAGACCGAAGCCCACGTCCAGCGTCCTGAGCAGCGCGAGCCGCGCCGCGTCGGCCGCCACCTGCGCCGTGCCCAGCGAAGCGTTGCGCACGAACACCGCGCCGGTGGGCGTGATGAGGTGGACGTTCGCCGCGCGGATCGTGAGGGTGTCCGTCCCCGCCTTGAGCAGCGCGACCGCCTGTTGAGCGGCGATCACGGCCCCGCTCGATACGGTCCCCGTGGCGCCCGCGAGGATGATCTGAAGCGTCCCGTCGCCCGCTCCCGGGTAGACCCCCGCGCGGGTGATCTCAGGGTTCGCACTCGTGACGATGAAGCGGTACGCGTCGAGGTTCGCGAGTCGGCCCTGTGTCCCCCACTTGTCGCGCGCGCGCTGGCGCAACGCCTCGGGCTGGTCGATCTCCGGGTCCGTGCCCGGCGTGTCGATCCACGTCCCGGTCATCCCCACAGCCGGGTTCGACACCTGTACGCCCGGGAGCGCTGTGAACATCTGGGCGATCTGGAGGTTCCCGAGGTTGAACGCTGACCCTGGGAACTCCGCGCTCACGCGCACGTCGAGGGTGCCGCCGCTCGCGAGAAGGCCGCCCGTGGTGTTCTGGAAGCGCCGTGCAGGGAGAGACCCGGCCGCCGCCCGGCCAACCCAGAGTTGGCCCGGACCAACCGTGTACGGACCTGCTGTGCCAGAGCAGGTCAACCGGACTGTGCCAACCGTCATCGTCGCGGGCTTCGGCTCGATGACGTACCCGGACTTCACCCGGAGACGGAGCCATTCGCCCAGGGCCGTGTCGAGATAGGCGCCCTTGGCGATGTTGCCGATCGTCTCGTCCACCTTCGCGAGACCGCCCGCGATGAACTCCACGACGTTTCGACGGTTGTCCCCTGAAGGGGCCAACGCGACCGCGAAGCCCGCGTCGCGAAGCTCATTGAGCAGGAGGTCACGCCACTGCTGGCGCGTCCGAGGGGTGAGCAGCTCCGCGAGGGTCGGCACAGCCCGACTGTACCCGCTGGCACAAATCGGCACAATCGGTATACAGTCCCCGCATGTGGATCCTCCTCGCCAAGCGCACCGCCGTCGCCCTCGCGGCGGCCACCCCCGTGACGCTCTTCGATGTCCAGCTCCTCGGTCAGTACGACCGCGTGACGGTGGCCATCCGCAACAACGGGGCGAACCCCATCAACACCACCGCCTGGAACGTCGGATCGGGTGACATCCTCGACGACGACACCACCACGGGCACGGCCGTCAACGGCCAGCTCACGGCGGGTGCGTCGGCGGTCGTCACGCTCACGGGCGATGACATCCCCGCGCGTCTCCAGGCGATCCTCACCTCGACGCTCGGCACCAACCTCGACATCGAGGTGAAGGCCAACCTGCCCAGCGCAGACCTCCTCCCGAGGTGCTGAGGTGAGCGGCTTCCCGATGGTCCGCAAGACGGACCTGAAAGAGCTGCGCGCGGGTGACCTCCCTGCGGCCGGGGCCTGGGATGACGCGGCCGATGTGACCGAGCTGCGCGTTCACGGCGAGAGCGAGCTCGGGCTCTTCGCCGAGTACACCCAGGGCGACCCCGCGGGCGCGGTGGAATACCGCGTCGAGGTCTCGCCCGTGAGCTCGGGCGACGACTGGTTTCCGGCCGAGGAGGTCATCGACGAAACCGCCGTCGCGAGCTCGGGCGAGTCGCGCATCTTCCCCGTGCGCGCGGCGTCGATGCGCCTCAACGGGACGCAGCGCGCGCCCGCGCACACCCTCGACGTGAGCGGAGCGGATCGGCTGCGCGTCCGAGCGCGCGAGGTGGGCGTCACGGGGACGCCCGGAACCTTCAGGGTCAGAGCGCGCGCCGTCGCGCTGGGAGCGTAACGACACCATGGGAATCACGGTCAACAACGTCGTCATCCGAGCCGATGACCCGATCACCGCGCCCGCGGGCCATCTCAGCCCCGCGGCCCACGACACCTACGACCTGGGCGTCACCGGCACGCGCTGGCGTCGCGTGAACATCCGATGGAACTGCACCGTGCGGATCCACGCGGCGACGACCTGATGTTCAGCGCGCGCGGTCGCATCATCCTCACGTCTTCGACGCCTCCCGCGGGGAGCGTCGGCACGTCGCAGCTCGCCGCACAGTCGGTCACGCTCCAGAAGCTCTCGCGCGCGGGCGGGAGCTCGGGCCAGGTCATCACGCACCAGGGCGCGGGGATCGATCCCGCGTGGGCCACGCCTTCGAGCGGAGCGCCCACCACCAACAGCGACGCCCTGAGCGGGAGCGGTTGGTCGTCGGTGTCGGCGACGGGCGGGGCCGCGGCCTCGTGGGCGTCCGGCCCTCCGCGGCTCGTGCTCGACTGCGACCCCGGCGCGGCCGGGTCGTGCGGCGTCACGCACACGACAAAGCTCCCGAACCGCGAGGAGTACTCGATCGCGATCCGGGTGCAGGTCGTCA